GGGTAGCGGAAAAACAGGGGGTGTCTCTTTCCCGTGGTATAGGGCTATATACCCACATCCCCCTCTCCCCCTCCAAGAACTTTCATGTCAGCTGCGGGGAGCTATGCCGGTGCTCCCTCTGGGGGGGTGGAGGAAAAAGGGGGCGGGGGATTTTATGTAGAACATTACGAAAATAACTGAAACCCATTGTGTCCACTTGATGAAATATGCTTGAATGAAGTTGGCGGGATAGAACCCGCCTGCCTCCTATGTCAGACGCCAGTTTTCACCTTCAGTTCCTTTCCTGTTGCCCGGTGGGTCCGAACAGCCCACCGGAGCATGGTTTCGTAGCTCAGTCGGAAGAGCAGCGGACTTCGTGAGCCGATATGTCGCAGGTTCGATTCCTGCCGAAACCACCAGAATTTTTTGCGAGAGGGGGCCGGGAGAATGGCCAAAACAGCATCGAACCACAGCAAGGCGCACATGGACGATATGAACAAGAAGGCCGCCGCGGCCCACAAGAAGCAAACGATCGAGAAGATTAAAGCGTTCCTGAAGCAGTCCGAGGAATACTTTGACGTGCAGGACCGGCTGGAACAGGCATACAGCGAGGCGGGCCTTGCCAATGCGATGCGATGGACGGTTCAGCGGCTTCAGGGGTATTACGACTACAACGATGGCCGGGAGGCCGAGGTGGTCGAAGCGCAGGTGGAAGCCTTTGAAGCGGGCAATGATGAGATCGACGATCCCCGCTGTGTTATGAGCTACTACGTGCGGCTGGCATACCAGCGGATTCAGGAGCAGATCGACA